GTGCAAGCCATGCAACTCAAGCAAGGGCTCACGCTCACAGGGCAGTTTTTTAGAGTCCATGCGTACCCCCCTTGATTTTTCTGCCTTTCCCTCCCCGACACGGTCGGAGATAGTCCCAGATAGTCCCTTTCTGACCCGACCAGTCGGTAATTAGAACCATGGCTGCACCGCGTAAAACTAAGCGCTTGGGGGTCACCAAACCTAGACTCTCCTCAATACCTCTCAAGGGTAAGAACAAGCTAGAAGATGTGAAGCAACTCTGTGAGATTATCCAGATGCCTCTACTTCCATGGCAGGAGCACGTCCTAAAGGATATGCTCACGGTAGACGCTAAAGGTGACTGGGTGCGTAAGACTAACCTGCTCCTCATTGCCCGCCAGAACGGTAAGACACACCTAGCCCGCATGCTCATCCTTGCTCACCTGCTAAAGTGGGACAGTAAGAACATCCTCATAATGTCCTCAAATAGATCCATGGCGTTGGACACCTTTCGCCAAGTAGCCTCAGTATTGGAGAGCAATGACCACCTCAAGGGATTCGTTAAACAAATCAGACATGCTAATGGCACTGAGTCGATTGAGATGCTCGATGGGACACGCCTCGACGTTGTTGCTGCAACTAGAGACGGATCTCGCGGTAGAACTGCAGACTTCCTCTATATCGACGAGCTCCGAGAGGTTAACGAAGAGGGATATAGAGCTGCAATCCCTACTACCAGAGCTCGACCTAATAGCCAGACGCTACTCACTTCTAACGCGGGAGATGCGTTTAGCTTGGTACTTAATGGAATGCGAGAGCGAGCTTTAGAAAACCCTCCAAAGTCCTTCGGGTTCTATGAGTACTCCGCTCCACAATATTGTAAAGTAACCGACCGCTCAGGATGGGCTCAAGCGAACCCCGCCCTTGGCTATACGATCACAGAGGAAGCCCTTGAAGAAGCTGTTGCAACATCTCCAATCGAGAACACCCGCACGGAACTCCTATGTCAATGGATTGACTCTCTATCTTCTCCATGGACTCATGGCAGTCTCGAAGAGTGTTCTGACTCTTCTCTGGAAATGGCAATTGGCGCTTACACGGTATTCGCCTTCGATGTCAGTCCGAGTCGTAGGAATGCGTCTTTGGTTATTGGGCAGATTCTCCCAGATGGTCGAATTGGAATTGGTCTTGCTCAAACATGGGAGAGCCAAGTCTCGGTGGATGAGTTAAAGATAGCTGCAGATATCAAGGGCTGGGCAGACCAGTACCGACCTCGCTCTATCGGCTTTGACAGGTACGCCACGCAGTCAATCGCAGACCGCTTGGCTAACGCTGGTCAGGTAGTGCAGGACATATCAGGAGCGCAGTTTTACCAAGCCTGTACCGACCTCAAGGATCACCTCGATAATAAAAAGATGGTTCACTCAGGGCAAGAAGGTTGGATTCAACAGATGAATAACTGCGCCGCTAAGACTAATGACTCCTCATGGAGAATCATTAAGCGAAAGAGCGCGGGAGATATCTCAGGGGCTATCGCTACGGCGATGGTAGTCTCGACACTCTCCAAACCTCAGCAATCAGCAATGATTTACTCGGAGTAGTGTATAATTATGCCCTATGGGTATCTTCTCGCGTAAGCCAGCAATCGTTGAAGCGCAATACGCGCCACAGGTCATGGGCGAGAACATATTCTCTCTTAACTCTGCAATCATGCCACGCATCTCTCGTAAGGATGCTATGTCATGCCCTTCGGTAGCTCGCGCCAGAAACCTCATTACAGGAACGGTCGCTTCTATCCCGCTGGAGTATTACAACAAAAAGACAGGCGAAGTAATCGCGCCTCCTCGTTGGATTTCGCAACTCTCTAAGTCTCAGCCATCTTTCGTCACTATGACTTGGATCGTAGATTCTCTTCTTATGTACGGCGTAGCATATCTTCTAATCACAGAGCGCTATGCAGAAGATGGACGTCCTGCATCTTTCGAGTGGATTGCTAATAACCGCGTTACCTTTACGACAGACGTCGAAGGCATCATGATTAAGCAATACTACATGGATGCTACGCCAATCAACATGAACGATATAGTTACCATTCAGGGATTCGACGAGGGCATTCTAGAACGCGGCTCTCGCACTATTCAGGCGGCTATTGACGTAGAACGCGCAGCTGCAGTTAACTCAGCGAACCCACAACCTGCAGGTTTCCTAAAGAACTCAGGCGCAGACCTACCAGCCTCCGAGGTTCAGGGACTCATCGCAGCTTGGAAGCGCGCTCGACAGAATAACTCTACAGCTTACTTAACTAGCACTCTCGACTATAACCCTGTCTCATTCTCACCTAAAGACATGTCCTACAACGACAGCATTCAAGGATTGAGTACGCAAATTGCAAGAATGTGCAACGTCCCAGCGTATTACCTTTCCTCAGACCAGAACACCACAATGACTTATGCAAATGTACAGGATGAGCGTAAGCAATTTTACGCACTCTCTATTGAGCCGTACATTCAAGCAATCCAAACACGCCTTTCAATGGACGACATCTCTACCGCTGGACATGAGGTTCGATTCGCAGTATTTGACACCTTCCTAAAGAGCGATCCACTAGTAGAGCTACAGGTAATTGAGAAGCTCTTAACTCTTCAACTTATTACTACAGAGCAAGCGATGGAAATGACAGACCTAACACCTAACGGCAGCGAAGGAATCAGTTAATATGGAAACTTTATACATTGAAGCCGCATCTATTGAATGCTCAGAAGAGCGTCGCGAGATTTCAGGAAAGATTGTGCCAATGGGTACAGGTGAAGTCGGTCAGACTAACCTTGGTGGCGTTGTCTTTGAAGCTGGGTCTATTGACGTCACAGATATCTCAAAGATTAAACTCCTCTCCCAGCATGACATGAAGAAGCCAGTCGGTCGCATGACGGCTGCAGAGGTTCGACAGGATGGCATCTATGCAACCTTTAAGTTGAGTCGTTCTAACGCAGGTACTGAGAGTTTGATTCTTGCACAAGAGGGATTGGTTTCAGGCTTGAGCGTGGGAGCGGAAATCCTTGCATCAAAGCCATCACGCAATGGAAACACAATCGTTACTAAGGCTTCATTACGCGAAGTCAGTTTAGTAACAGAGGCGGCATTCGCCTCAGCTAAAGTAACAGAGATTCGCGCAGAGGAATCGCCTCTCGTCGAAGAAAACCCAACAACAGAAAGCGAGCCAGTCGTGGATGAAGTTACCACTCCTGTAGAAGCTCCAGCAGTTGAAGCAGCGGCAGTAGAAGCGGCTCGCCCAACAGTTGCAGCATCACACTACGTTAAAGAGCGCACAGCTCCAATTACCTCAGCACAGTACCTCGGTGCACAGATCAAGGCAGCAATGGGAGACGATGCAGCGCGTCGTGTAGTCCTCGCAGCCGATGATTCAACATCAACTAACACAGGTCTTACACTCCCTGCTCACCTCAACATGTTCGACACTACTACATTCTCAGGACGTCCAGCGTTCGATGCAGTAACTCGTGCAGGCGTTGTCCCACAGTTGTCATTCACCATCCCTAAGATGGGAACAGCTCCTACAACTGCAGTAACTGCAGAAGGTGCAGCTCCATCAGAGACAGGTATGACTTCATCCTACGACACCGTGACAGCGGCTAAGTACTCAACACTCAACCGAGTAAGTTTTGAGCTCCTAGACTTTTCTAACCCTGCATTCGAGACACTTTTGCTCGATGAAATGCGTAAGGGCTATGAGAAGGCTACAGATAACGCTCTCTTGGCTTACTTTACAAGCGCAGGAACAGCGGCAACAGGCGTTGCAGCGACAGCGGCTGGTCTCCAGTCATTCATCGCTACACAGGCTCCTGCAGCTTATAAGGCAACAGGTGGCGATTACGCTAACAAGCTCGTAGCGAGCACAGACCAGTGGAGCGCAATTCTCGGATACGCGGATACCACTGGACGAGCTCTATTCAACGCAGAGTCACCAATGAACGCACAGGGTAACGCATCTATTAACTCAACAGTTGGTCGCGTACTTGGTGCAGACCTCGTGGTCGATCACAACATCTCCACATCTGGCATCATTGACGAGTCAGCATTCCTCGTAGCGCCTAATAGCGTTTATGTCTGGGAGTCTCCTGTGACAAACCTTCGCCTCAATGTTCTTACATCTGGCGAGATTGAAATCAACATGTACGGCTACCTTGCAATTCATGCTAAGGCAGCGGGCGCGGGTATCCGTCGCTTCAACCTCGCTTAATAGCGAACCATTAGAACGGCTGGGGGCGAGTGCCCTTCTCGCTCCCAGCTCTTATGAAAGGATAGAGAATGAGTCTATGTACAGTCACAGAGCTTAAGGCAGCTCTCGGTGTCGGCTCCCTCTATAGCGACGCAATTATCCAAGAGGTATGCGACGCAGCAGATAACGTCCTGCTCCCTTTCATATGGGCGAACAATTCTTTTGGAGTTGGTCATAGCAATACCACCAACACAGGCACTACCTATTTCGATGAGCCTACTAAAGACGTGTTCTATGTAGGTCAGACTGTAGTCATTTCAGGAATGGGATCTAAACATAACGGCAGCAAGACCATCACAGAGGTAGGCGAGTATTCAATTACCTACGCCATCTCAGGCAACAACAACACCGCAACCGTTTACCATCCTGTCAACCCTTACGGCGTAGTAGCTGCAGAGACTTATCTTGACCCTTCTACAGTCCCAGCAATTCAGGAGGCAGCCCTTATGGTGGCTGAGTCAATCTGGCAAGCTCGACAGGCTAACTCAGGTAACGGAATGGCTCCCGATGGCTCCATGGGTTCATTCTATGCAATGTCCTCTCAGCTTATCTCACGCGTACGCGGACTCCTCGCGCCTTACCTAGACCCTAGAAGTATGGTCGGATAATGACAGCGATAACTACCCTACGCTCTTCTATTGCTACGGCTCTTACAGATAACTCTCTTTATCAGGTCTTTAGCTATCCTCCTGCTAGCCCTATTCCTAACTCAGTTATTGTCACTCCTAGTGATCCATATATCGAGCCAAGCAATAACGATTACACATCTATTGCACCTATGGCTAACTTTAAGATTTCAGTCCTTGTCCCGCTTCTCGATAATCAGGGAAACCTAGCGGGTATTGAGGCAGACGTAGTGAGAGTGTTTCAGTTACTAGAAGCCTCCTCTATTGTCTTTAACGTGGGAGCAGTTAGCGCACCTAGCGTTATCTCTGTTCCCTCTGGCGATTTACTGACTTGCGACATTGCAATCAGTACCCTAACGGAATGGAGCTAGTCATGGATGACTGGACAAAGGAACAGGCTGACTTTCTGGTCAAGATTGGTCAGCTCCCTCCTGTAACACCTGCAACACCAAAACCAACTACAAAGAAAGATGAGGAATAAGCCGTGGCAGTATTTCTGAATAATGGCGTATCTGTAACGGTTAACTCTGTTGACCTTTCAGATCATGTAACATCTATTACACTCAACCGTACATTCGATGAACTCGAAGTAACTGCGATGGGTGACTCAGGTCACAAGTTTGTTAAGGGACTTGAGGCATCATCTCTTACACTTGATTTCCTCAATGACACAGCGACAGGTGAAGTCCTCCAGACTCTACAGGCTGCATGGGGTACTAACGTAACTGTAGTAATTAAGCAATCAAGCGCAGCAGTCTCAGCTACTAACCCTAGCTATACTATGACATGCCTTGTAAACAACACTACAGACATTAACGGCGCAGTTGGAGACCTTTCAACTCAGTCAGTCACATGGAACGTATCAGGTACAGTAGCAGTAGCTACATCTTAATTAACTAAACAAAGGGGCAACAAATGGCAAAGCTAAAGGTAACAAGGGCAGATGGTGCAGTACAAGAGTTCGAAATAACTCCGGTCATCGAGTATGCCTTTGAGCAACATGCTAAGAAGGGTTTCCACAAAGCCTTAATTGAGGATCAGAAACAGTCCGACGTTTATTGGCTCTGCTGGGAATCTATTCGACGCTCTGGGGAAACTGTTCCACCATTCGGTGAGAAGTTCCTAGAGACTGTCAAAGGGGTCGAGGTCTTAGAGTCTGACCCTTTAGGCTAGATCGTAACTCCATTACTTATACGGCGGCTCGTCTGTCTTATGAGTATGGGGTTACGTTCGAGTCAATCGTGAATCTATCGCCTATGGCGTTCAAGGCTCACATCCAAGTATTGAATGATCTAGCGAAGGAGCGGGAGAATGGCGGAAAGCCTAGAGGGCGCGGTCGCTCTACGTAAGGGCTTGAAGAAGCTATCTCCAACACTCGCTAAAGAATCACAGAAGGAAATATCAGGTCTCCTAAGATCCGTCACCAATAAGGCGAGGGGCTTTGTTCCAAGCGAAGCCCCTCTGTCTGGTTGGGCTAATCATGTAGGAATCTGGGAGAAGCGCGCATTCGACGCTAACGAAATTAAACGCGGCATCGGTTATAGCACTACACCCTCAAAGCCTAATAAACGTGGGTTTCGTTCTATGGCTCAGGTCTTTAATAAGTCTGCAGCCGGAGCAATCTATGAGACTGCAGGACGCAAGAACCCTCTCGGGCAACCGTCTCAGGGTTCTACTAAGGGCAAGTACTCAAGCTACATCGACACATCAAGCCAAGTTAATAAGTCTGCTAACCCTAATGCGGGTAAGCAATTTATCGACGCTATGCCTCCAATCTATAAGCGCCAGCGTGAGGCAGGTCAGAGCGGTCGCTTAGGTCGCAAAATGAATGGACGCCTTATCTTTAGAGCATGGGGCGAGGACGGTGGAAAGACTAACGCCGCTGTAATTAAAGCCATTGAGAAGTCAATGGATAAATGTATAAGAGTAGTCAAAGGCTTTGACATAGATATGAGGGGTCGATAATGGCTGACACTAGTTTAGCGGTACGCATTGCGACCATCATGGACGCCTCTGGTCTCAAGAAGGCAGACAAAGGCATCTCAGGACTTGAGGCAAGTGCTAAGAGATTAGCTAAGACTCTAGGCGTAGCTCTATCAGTTGGAGCGGTTACAGCCTTCGGTAAGGCATCCGTTAATGCCTTTATGGAAGATCAGAAAGCGGCGGCTCTTCTCGCCAATACAGTTAAGAACCTTGGCAAAGAGATGGAACTTCCTAGTATTGAGAAGTTCATATCCGACATGGAGAAGGCTGCAGGAATTGCAGACGATGAACTGCGCCCTGCTATGCAGTCCCTATTAACAACCTTTAAGAATACTGCAGACGCTCAGAGCATGCTCGCCCTCGCTACAGAGGTGTCGAGAGGTAGCGGTAAAGATTTATCTACTGTCGTTGCGGATTTAACCAAGGCAGCGTCGGGGCAGACTAAGGGGCTTGAGAAGTACAAGTTAGGCGTATCAGCTGCAGAGCTTAAAACTATGAGCTTCGCAGAAATCATGGAGCGCTTGAATAAACAGTTCAAGGGATCTAACGCGGCTTACCTAAAGACCTACGCGGGTCAAATGGAAGTCCTCAAGGTAACGGCGGGCAACGTTAAAGAAGTAATCGGTAAGGGCTTGGTAGACGCTCTCATGGCAGTCACAGGCGCTATCGACGTGCAGGACTTATCTAATAAGTTAATTGCCTTTGCTCAGAACCTCGCGGACGCATTCGTCAAAGTTGGAAACCTCATCGCAGAGAACTGGGCTTGGGTTAAGAATCTAGGCGTGGCAATCATTGCAGTATTCACAGCTACTAAGGTCTATGCAGGAGTAGCGGCATTCCTAACCCTATTGGGTAAAATCGCTAAGGCGATGAAGTACATCCGCACGGTATCTATCGGTGCAGCTATTGCGGAGATGGCAGCGATTAACCCTCTCGCAGCCCTCGCAGGTGGCACGGCTCTAGTCGGTAGCATCATCGGAGCGACAAAGCTCATCGACAAGCTCACAGAAAAGGCAGAGGGCTTTACCTTTAAGACTCCTACCTTTGAGGGTCTCGACGATCCTAAGTTC